GGCAACTCAAGTTCATATGTAGGAGTCGCAATTTTTGGTAAAGGCATAATATCTTTTATATAAAGATTTCAGTATAATTATTTATTGGGGTTATCTGAAAAGTCCAGATATACCTGCGCCAATAGAAAGACCTGCATTAATAGCTTGACTAAAGTTAAAATTATTTGTCGCTGCTTGATCAAAGGGATTGAGACCAAATGGCGCATCATAGTTCTCATTACTAATGAAATATCTGGTGTAGTTTAATGATACACTACACTTTAACAGTGATGATGCATCATATGAAACTGGAATCGAAGATATTGCAACTGGAAATATATTAACGAACTTATAAGTAAGAGGTTTAACTGAACTCCTTTGATTTAAGTTTTTCTCAAACTTAGTAACCTCTAAGTCTCCTTTGTATTGTTCGGGAAACTTTACTCTATAAGCATAATTTTCATTCTTAAGATCCCCGGTTTCGTTCATAATAAATTTAATCCACGATTCAAAGAATCTAATCGGCATATATTGTTCGGCATCACAATAGAATGTTAAATCAATTCTATCTTGATAGATACGACGATATGCATGTCTCTCAGTAACTCCACTTCTATCGTTTGTCAACTCTGTAGTTGCAAGAGAAGATCCTGGCAAGGTTGCCTCTGAACACATCAGTTGCAATCTATCCTGATTCAGAGCAAGGCCATTATCTGCCATATATTGTCTGAACCCTGCCTCATCTCTCGGCAATCCCAGATAAATTGAGAAGTGAGATGTGGTCGCAGGATTGAGTAGTTTGCTCTTTATCTGAGATACACTTTGTGGTTGTGGGGCAAGGGAAGCCATTTATAAATAATTTTTGACTTATATATTATGTATAAGAGAATGGCGGAAAGTATTAAGAGTAGATATAAACCATCTTACCCACAAAAGTACAAAGGCAACCCTAACAATATTATCTGTAGAAGTAGTTGGGAAAGAAGATTCTGCAGATGGTGTGACCTTAATGAGAATATTATCTCATGGGCGTCAGAGGAGTTTAGTATACCATATGTTTCTCCCGTTGACAATAGAGTGCATAGATACTATCCAGACTATTTGATTAAAGTTAAGGAATCTGATGGTAAGGTCAAAACTTATGTGGTTGAAGTGAAACCTAAAAAGCAAACTGCACCACCTAAGAAACCAAAACGACAGACTAAATCATATCTTTATGAGTGTAAGATGTACGCAGTCAACCAGGCAAAGTGGAAAGCTGCTGATGAGTTTTGTAAGGACAATCGTATCGAATTCAAAATCATCACCGAAGAGGAGTTGGGTCTTAAATGAGTCGTTTAGAAGGAAACGAAATTAACAACGGGACAAATGATCAAGAGGACATGATGTTAGAAATCATGGATGCTCTGAAGGGAACGGTTGCCCCTGTTCCTGATGTTGGTCAGTTGTGTACCTTCGTTTATAATGCAAAGACTCCTAATATCACATATGATCAACATCCCTTAGTCGCAGTGACTGAAGTATTTCGTTGGGGATTTCGTGGATTGAATTTTCATTGGCAAGAGTATAGACAATATACCTGGGAAGAACTGGCAGGACAGGTGTATATTGTGATGCCAGATGAACTTGATGACTTACTTGCTATTCCATATGCGAAAATGATACTAAATAAATAAAAACCATTTGTCTGATGTCAGTTGTAACTAGCGAACCCACGCCAGTCAAATTACGTGCTATTACGTCTGGAACTAGTGTTCGTAATAGAAAGACACTAGTGCCTGCAAAAACAGTATATACTGCCACAAAAGTGGAAAAGGGAGTCACTGCTGATGGAAAAGTTCAGTACGCAACCACCATCATTCAATACGATAACGCAAATAAAGATAATCCAAAAACAATCGCAACTGGTTATTCATATGTAGATCCAACATCTGGCAGAACAAAAAGCGTATTAGAACCAGAAGCTGGACTAGATGAACAAACAAGAAGAGCACTAACCACGGCACATGGAACCCGTAATCAAAATCTAAGAGGTGGTGGGACAACACAAGTTGACGCATCAATGTATGGTGATATAGCTAGAGTATCCCAGCAACAAATCAAACAATCTCCAGAAATACAGGCATTAACACAAAATGCTTCACAACAAGAATCTCTAGATGCTGTTAGTGGACCTCCGAGAGAATCTGAAATTAATACTAATGAGAATACAAATAATTTTGAGGCGGGAGAATTAACAAGAGGAGAGGTGAGAGAACAATATGATCTTGGTCTAAGATATCCAATTGATATACAACCATCTCTCCAAGATACATTAAAAATTTCTGTTTACAAATTTGTCCCAAGACAATTAGAGGGTTTAACTGTTGCTGAAAGAGAAAGACCTGGAGATGGAAATCGCACACCAATAGGTGCTGTTGTCTTACCAGTTGTAGGACCCAAAGATTCTAATAAAGTTGGTTGGGGTGGTAAACCCATGAGTGCCATAGATATTGCCATGTCAGATCTCGCATTATCAGGTATAAAAGGTGGTGTAGAAGGAATGGTTGGTGCTGCAAAAGAAATTGGTAGTGATGTACAAAGTGATAGTGGTAATGTCAAGAAAGGCCTCACTGCTTTCTTTGCCGAACAAGCAACAGGAGTACAAGGTTTATTATCAAGAACTGAAGGTATCATTGTCAATCCAAACTTAGAGTTATTATTCAATGGTCCTTCACTTAGATCTTTTGGTCTTTCGTATAAGATGAGTCCTAGAAATGAACCTGAAAGTATTATGATTAAAAAGATCATAAGAATGTTCAAACAATCAATGGCAGCTCAAAGATCAACATCAAACCTTTTCTTAAAAACTCCCAACACATATAGATTGCAGTATTTAACTGGAGGTACTACTGAGCATGAATTTCTTCCAAAGATCAAGGAGTGTGCTCTAACATCTTTCAATGTAAATTATGCCGCTGATGGAACATATGCAACCTTTGGTAATACATCTCCTATTGCATATGAACTACAATTCTCATTCCAGGAGTTGACTCCAATATTTAATGATGACTATACAAATCTTGATCAAGATGCAGACACTCGCATAGGATTCTAAAATGGCAAATCCATACTTCCGCAATCTACCAGACTTTGAATATGTAAACCGTACAATTGACGTTAGAAACATATCAGACTATACCACTGTCAAAAATTTCTTTAAGAAAGGAAAGTTAAGAGAAGATATCTTTCAAAACATCACCTTTTTTGATAAGTATTATATCAGAGGTAATGATCGTCCAGACAATGTTGCAAATGAAATCTATGGAGATCCTACTTTAGATTGGATTGTTCTCTCATCAAATAATATTTTGAATATTCAAAGTGAATGGCCTATGGATCAATTATCATTTGATGATTTCTTGCTCAATAAGTATGGAAATACAACCGAAGTGATTGGTGGAATTCATCACTACGAATCTTTAGAGGTAAAAGACAATGATGGGGTTGTAGTGTTTCCAAAGGGTCTCAAAGTAGATGAAGACCAGACAGTAACTTTCTTCGATAGAGGTTCATCATCCTATGTTGAGGTGACTGATATGACTCTTGGTATCACCAACTATCAATATGAGGAAAAATTGAACAACGCAAAAAGAGAAATATTTGTTTTAAAACCAAGGTATCTGAATATCGTAGTTGATGATCTTGAAGAAATGATGGAATACAAAAAAGGTTCCACTCAATATGTGAATGGAACCCTTAAACGTGCTCAGAATATTAGACTATTTACTTAAATAGCAACGAATAATAAGTTGCTATAACCAAGAGGGTTAGACAAGCCCTCTCGTATGTCCATCTCATTCCTCAGCAAGTTTTTGGAAGTAGGACAGTGCATCATCTTCGTCTTCAGATGAGGATGCAGTTGCAGCAACCACAGTCTCTTCTGCCTTACGAGTTTGGAAGTCAGGAGTGAAAGAACCACGATCGTTGTCTTCGTTCTCAGTCTCTTCATCGAAGCGACGGGCAGCAGGTTTCTGTCCAAGGACATACTTCAGACGCTTCTGAAGTTCATCATAAGTCTTGAACTGATCAGCAGCAACAATCTCTTGGAGAGAATACTGCTTCTTCCAGACGGCTTCAAGAGCATCATCATCCTCAAGCAGAGGACCAGGTGCTGCGAACTCTGAAGAGTCATAGTTCCAGTAACCTGCAACCTTCTTCAGTTTCAGTTTGA